TCGTCCAGAACCTATAGAGAAAGGAGTAAGTAATGGGTAATAAGAAAGTGAATAAGACAGGCAAGGTAACAATGAGTGGTGCTGAGTTAAACAAACTGTTGTGTGAAGCATGGGACTTGGGTTGCATGACAGGGCGTGGTCAAGCAGAAGAGTTTGCCAGAGAACAATCGGATGATTGCATGAGAGTATTAAGAGATAAATATAAAACACTTAAGGTGGAGGTAGAGTATGCCGACTAAGTCAGAGGTAGTATATCAGAGAGCGTTACAATTTAAACAGCTAGTCAGTGAGATAAGTATTAAGCATTACGCTGATGACCCTGCAATATATCCAACGATTGTTGAAGGTATATTTCGTGAGGTATTCAGGGATGAGATAGATGAAGAAGAATGGGATGGTGAAAATGAAAGACGCTTTGAAGAGAGGAGGGAAAGACGTGGTGAGCGTGACAGAAGGGATGACAATAATGATAATTGCAACCCTATGTAAGGAGATACTATGGTAATCAAACCTAAGAAAGCACCGCTAGTCATACATGTGAACAGTCATAACATCAGGGCTAACAGGAAGATACCAAGCATAAAAGATCTGTTGCCTGTTGTAACTGTACGGTATGGACGTGGTGCTGTGGCAACAAGATGTGATGGGCTTGTCATACATGGCCCATCACGTCTTGTATATGGTGACCCTATGGGTTGCGGTGCAGAAGTATGGATAGAAACAAATGCCAAAGTAAATACTATAGGGAAGGAAGGTGATTAATGGAATGGCTATTCGTATTGTTGGTTTACACAGTGGGTATTCTGGTAGCATTTAAGGTAGTAGAACTATTATTTAAACTATTTGAATAGGAGATACAAAATGAAACAAGGAAAATCAATTAACGATTTGGTACGAGAAGTCAAGCGACAGTCTGATTCAAAGGTAGATTACACAGCCAACACGAGAGCGTTGGATGCTGATGCTAACGGTGTGGTATGTCTCACATTGAAGGGACGTGATGGACATACGGATCGTTTTCCATTAAGTAAGATTGCACTGCGTCAGGTAGGTGACCGCACTGGTATACCTGCTAAGTATGTTGATCGCATGGTGAAGGATTCTCCTGATCTATTTGCAACCAACGTTAACCATTGGTTCAATAATGAACCGAAGGATCAGATGGTGAGGACTATTGAAGACCCCAACAACCAACGTTACGTGCGTGCGTTCTTGTCTAACAGGTATCGCCCATTGGATAACTTTGACATGTTGGATGCCATGTTACCCCATATCAACAAGCCTAACATTAATATTGAGTCATGTGAAGTGACTGAGAGCAGGATGTACATCAAGGCTGTTGATAATAGCGTATCGTTTGAGTTGCCACGTGATCCTAACCTTAAGGATTATGAGTGGGGGAAGGGACATCATCAGGTTGATGTTGTCCATCCTGCCATCTCAATAGGTAACAGTGAAGTTGGGATGTCATCTGTATTCTGTATACCGGGTTGGTTCACCAGACATTGCACCAACTTGGCTATCAGTAAGGCTCATGCTCAACGTAAGTATCATGTTGGACGTGATACGAGGAATGAAGAGTATGATCATTACGGCATCTACTCAGACAAGTCTAACCGTTTGAATGATGCTGCAGTATGGTCTAAGATGGCTGACCTAGTGAATGCATCATTAGGTGGCAAGGTGTTTAACATTATTGTTGAGAAGTTAAAGGCTTCACGTGAGCGTGAGATTACTGGCAGTGTTGAGAAGGCAATGGATTGTTTCGCTGATAAGTTCAAGGTTAATGTAGAAGAACGATCAGGAATCCTTACCCATCTTATCAAGGGTGGTGACTTGTCTGCTTATGGTTTGCATTCAGCAGTCACACGATTCAGTCAGGATGTTGCTGATTATGATCGTGCCAGTGAACTTGAACAGACTGGTGCTGATGTGATAGAATTACCTAAGAACGACTGGCAAGCAATTGCCGTAGCAGCATAGGAGGACTAATGACTAGAGCAGATTTCGATGAACGTATTAATAAAACTCTGGTTAGCATGGGAGTGTACCATTACACTGCACAAGATAACTCTGAACAGTGGGATAAACTCTTTGAATTCTATTCCGAAGTTCCAGAAGAAGCTCTGGAAATATTAATGATGGATGCAATAGAGGAACATCGAAGAGGTGATGGTGCTAAGTTTAATTAATTGGAGGGCATGATATGAGTCTATCAGAGAAACAGTTGGAAGAAAGGAAGCGTGGTATATTTGGGAGCGAAGCTTCCATCCTAGAGGGATGTCATTACAAGTGTGATCTTAACTGGTTGTGGAATGTTAAGACACACAGACACTCCGATGTAGTACCAGACTTGTTGATACTAAGGATGGGTCATTACATGGAACCCAATGTTGCTACGGAATATTGCAGGCGTACAGGTAACAAGGTACGATTCAATAACCGCACAATATGGGACAGGAAGCATACATATAATGGCAAGCCGTTCATGGGTGGACACATTGACCGCAAGGTTGTGGGTCAGAACAAGATACTTGAGTGCAAGATATCTTTTACCATGAACAAGTGGGGCAAGGATGGTAGCGGTGAGATTCCACCTTACTATGTTAGTCAGATCAAACATTACTGTGCTGTGTTTGGATACAACGAAGTTGACCTTGCTGTAATTCATATGGTCAACAGTCCAAGTTTTCGTATACATAATTTTGTTTTTCTTGATAAGGAGTTAGATTTCTACAGGGAGAAGGCTTATGATTTCTGGACATATGTTGTTAGGGATGTTGAACCACCCATAGGTAAGGGTGAAGGCACAAGAGAAATGTTGCGTGAGCGTTACCCTATGGCTGAAACTGGTGTCCATGCTGTAGCTAATGATGGTATACTTGAAGCTGTTACTGCATATGGTGGTATCAAGACTGCAATAAGAGAGATGAAGTCTGACCAGACAGAGTTCAGCAATCAGATCATAAGGCACATGGAAGTAAGTGAAAGTTTATTGAATCCACAAGGCGAAGAGATCGCCACCTTTAAGAACGACACCAAAGGTGTCAGACGTTTAACAATTAAATAGGAGACGTATCATGGCTGAAAAGAAACAATCATTCGTTACACCAGTAGGTGAGGTAAAACATCCTTGGGTAGTTGAACCATGCAAGTGGGACAATGACAAGGGACGTAGTGTCAGGGCAGAACGTGATGACTTAAATGCTTTCTATAATGTTAACATTGTATTTGATGCAGACACGTTTGATGATTCAGATTTTAAGAAGACACTTGATAACCTATGGGGTGAACATAAGAAACAATATGCAGGTAAGTTTGATAAGGAACGCCCACCTTATAAGAAAGATGATGAAGGGATGTATGTCATCAAGCCACGCAGGAAATCTGCGTTCATGAAGGACAAGCAGGTGCAACAGTTTCAAGCACCACATCTGTCAGACTGCTTGGGTACTACCGACTTAAGGGATTACTTCACTAATGGAAGACTGCCTGCTACTGGTTCTACTGCTAGAGTTAAGGTGTCGAGTTATCTTCCTGCTCCAACGAAGAATCCACAGACTAAGGAGAAGGTACTCAAGTTTGAACTCGATCTGTTAGCCCTCCAATTCTCTGACTTGGTTGAGTTCAAGTCTGGCGGTAGTGGGCTTGGAGCTATCGATGGTGTACCTGTTATGGCTGGTATGGATGACGATGACATTCCTATCTAGAGATTTCTTGGGGCTACCTTAACCTGTGTCCCGTGTGAGAGTGGACAGGAAAACACGGCTTACCTGCTTATAACAAAACGTAAGTCAACTCTGATGCCCCAGTGTTGGATTTCATAAAATCTCAGACAAGGTAGGCAAGCTCTCAATAAGATGTATTAAGGCAAAGGCGTGGATAATTCATCAGCCAATTGGTGTGGTTGATGCCACGTCTTTGCCTATCTTTTTTTTCGGAGGTTCAAATGATTTATGATATCAAAGTATATGATAAGGATGGTAATCTTAAGGAAGTAATCAACGGACAGTCAGACTTCCAGAAAATATATGGCGATAGTGATGCACCTAAAGCTACTGTCAAGGGAATGTTTATATGTAAGTATTGCGACACTAAAGTAGAACAAACAAGAACCTCTAAGGTTACCTGTGGTAGCAGGGAATGCAGAAACGCACATGCTAGGGCATACAAGAGAAAGAAAGTTGCCAGAAAAATAACATGTCGTATATGCAAGACAGAGTTAGAGGTGACACAAAGTAAACAGGTAACATGCAGTAAAAAATGCAGTGAAGAAAACAATAGAAGGACTTCTCTGGCAGGTGCTAGAAGAAGACAAAAATATTCTGGAGTATGGGATAGAAAGAGGAGGGAGTTAGCATGTCAGAAATAAAGGATGCTACCTTTAATGAGGTAGCTGATGTACACTTACGTATGATTACCAAGAAGACATCTGATAAGGATCGTGAATATATACACAAGCTCAAGCCTTTCATTGGCGGTATACATATGAGCGAACTGATCAGACCAAAAGAAATTGATATAGATAAACCTGTGTATCCGTTGAACAAGTATGTGCTTAAGCGTTCAAAGGATCACGTTACTGCCAACACTGTTAACAAGGAGTTATCTATTCTTAATACTATTGGTAAGAAAGCGGTAAGAGAATACGCATTGATATCCAACAAGTCATGGGAGAACATCAGGTTGTTGGATGAGAGTGAGCAGATCAGGTGGAAGTTTTCTCCAAGCACAGTTAAGTTACACCTTGAGCCTGAGTGGGAGCATGAGTTGTTGAAACATTTACCACGATTGATTCGTGACATGTCTATGTTTAGCATTCATACAGGACAACGTGAATCTATTGTTTGTAATCTTAGATGGGAGTGGATGCATGTAGATACACATATTGATTGGGCAAGTTATATAGGGAAAAATGAAAGAGAAATAACTTATTTCCTAATCCCGAAAGCTCTTATGAAATCAGATAGACATATGAAAGAGGATGCTTGTGTTGTGTTGAATGATGTTGCGTTGAATGTTGTGAATAGATACAAGAATAATAATTCTGATTATGTATTCACTGAACGTGGCACTACTCCATTACATAAGATTAACAATTCATCTTATCAAACTGCTAGGATGCGTGCATCTCTTACCTATCCACAGATAGCCAAGACAGATGTGCATTCATTCAAGCGTACATTCCTTACCAGATTGACAGAAGCAGAAGTACCCTATATATGGATTCAAAGGTTGGCTAATCATAAGATGCCAGAAGTAACAGAGAAGTATGTGAAGATGAGCAAGGCTAATCGTGCTGTTGCTCATGGATATTTACAGAGGCTAGTAAGAAAGGAGGAAGGCAATGGCTAAACAGAAAGTGATAAAGAGGAATGCAAAGGCATCAACAAATAAATATTTTTATGCACCCAACGGGTCAAAACTTTATACTAAAGAACAACTTGAGGAAAGAAGTATAAGACGGAAAATAGCGTATGCCAATGATGAGGGGGGATATAGAACCTATACTCACAAACATAATAAAAGCAGAACTAGAGAATTTCTTGATGAAAGAAACAGACTACGAAGAATTAAGTATGCAACTGATGAGGAATATAGAGAAAAGAATATAGCCGCCCGTAAGGCATGGGGTGAGTTGGATACTTCACGTGAATGGATGAGACAATATAGAAGAGACAATAGCGAAAAATACAATAAAGCATGGAGGGATGACTATTACAAGAAAAAGAAAGCAATCCATAAATTACTAGGTAACATATGTAAAAATTGTGGAGAAGATGACCCTATATACTTTCAAATTGACCACGTTAACAATGATGGTCATATAGAACGAGCGCAAAAAAATGGTCGTCAAGATATCTATGTAATAAAAAAGTACTTAGAAACCCCAGAAAGATATCAATTATTATGTGCAAATTGCAATTGGGCAAAGCGTATGAATGACGGTAAACTTTATAAACCTAAACGAAAAAGGAGAAAGGATGACAGCTAAGGATGCATTAGAAGTAATGGCATCCCTGTACCAAGATCATTTTGGTGGTGGCAAGATGCCATACGGTGGCAAGGATTATCCTATCCTTACTACCATAGCCAAGCAACGAGGTGGATTTGATGAGATCATAGCAGACTTTCAATTCATGCTGAGTAGCAAGGAAGAATGGTTGCAAGGTAAGAAGTCGCTTGGTTATTACATGAAGTTCTATCCTTCTATTGGTTGTCTGCGTGACACACACCAGAAGGAGAAGACTGTTGAGCTTTCATACTCAGAGATACAGAAGGCTCAGGAAGAAAAGGAAAAGTTACTCAGGGAACAATACAGAAAGGAGTTATTCGATGAGTGAATTAAAGATGGCTCCAAGCTGTAAAGATTCAGAGATGGGTATCTTGTCTGCTATCATGAAGGACAACGATAAGATACATGATGCGATGTCTAATGTAGAGTCAAATGATTTCATGAGCAGACAGTGCCGTGTATTATTTGAAACGATGACGCATCTTCTTAAGAAAGATAAACGCATAGATATGTTGACGCTATCGGATCATCTAAAGAATAAAAATATACTAGATGATATGGGTGGGATAGATTTCATCTCACTCGTGGAAGACTTTGTGCCAACAGCAGAAGCGTTGCCCCATCATTGTAACAGGGTACGCACGTTATCACTGCAAAGAAAGTTTATCCAAGAGATGGGTGGGTATGTTAAGAAAGCTTACGATATGTCAGAAGACCCATCATCATTACTTGAAGAAGCTTACGGATCTGTGTTCAATATGATCAACCAGTCTGATAACAAGACAGACAAGAAGGATGTATACACACCAAAGGATATGGCAGAGCGTGGGTTCATGGATGCAAAGAAAAGGTTTGAAGATCCAGACGCACACTCAGGATTGAAGACAGGTATTCCAACACTTGATGAACATATCAAGTCGCTTAAGGATCTGAATGTCATAGCTGCATCTACTGGTGTTGGTAAGACTGGGCTTTCATTAAACATAGCTCTTAACTTAGCGTTAAAGAAAGTACCAGTATTATATGTTAACCTTGAGATGAACATCGATCAGATGTTGTGTCGAGTACTTGCTAACCTATCAGGTGTAACAGTAGATGAGATAGAGATTGGTAAGTATGAAGATGATTCAAGTTTCGCTAACGTAGCAAGCATAGCTAAGAAACTTGAGCAGTCTTCTTTGTACATGACTAACAACAAGCCAAAGAATATAAGTAAAGTAATTAGTTTGATTAACAAGTATCATAACAAGTATGGCATACAGGTAGTGATCATAGATTACATCGGTCACATAGAATCAGATAAGCTGTCATACAAGGAGAACAACAGACGTATCTCTCTTGGTAGATACAACCAAGCTATCAAGAATGCGTGTACCAAGCTTGGCATTAAGGCAATTGTTGTTGCACAACTCAACAGGGAAGGTGATAAAGATCCAGACTTGGTTAACGTGGGTGAGTGTTGGCAGTTAGCTCAGGATGCAGATATATTTATGATCCTGCATTACGAGATGATTAAGAATGCTGATCCATCTGGGCCAGCAGAGTTTGAGCAGTACTATATCAAGCTTGCCAAGAACAGGAATGGTGTATCACCAAGAACAATACATATTAATTATAGTAAAACAACACAAACTATAACGGAGGCTGATCATGGATTACGAAAAGGAAGCATCAAAGGTTCTGGATTCAAGGGGCCACAAACCTTCACGTCCTCAAGTTCTCTCTTTGATGGGTGACATAGTTAATGATCTCTATGATGAAGTGTATGCTGACATCAAGAAGGAAGAACCAAAACTTACCAGTGTAGAAATGCAGAGAGGAGCATTGGACTTTACGTTCAAGAAACTGTCAGTCATCAAGATGGATGAATGGCGTAAGTCCTTTGAAACAAATGGGTATGTTAAGATGTTTTCTCCTGTGGTTGGTGAGTTCTTTTACTTGTGCCGTGATGAGATATTTGATAGTATTAAGGATAGGTTTGAGGAAGTTATATACAAGGCATCTGAATTGCCTGCTCTTAAAGAACTTGAAGCGGAGGACATACAATGTCTGCACATGGGGAAGAAGGTAATGAGGGGAAGCATACTACTATAGTAAACATCATTACTAATCTTGAGTACATACTCAAAGAGCATTGCGAAAAAATAAAACTTATAGAAAGTCATCTCTTATTCACGAAAGAACAACTTAATGAGGATGCTTCTTCTGTTGGGAAGGTTGAAATTGTCAGAGAAGAAACAAAAAAAGAATTCAAACAAATGGATTAATAAACTCCTGTCTCTAATCTTACAATAGTTCACCTTCGGGTGACCCAATGGTTTGAGACTCAAAAACAATACCAGTGTAGGAGTGTCGGAGTCAGATAATTATATCTGGTGTCAGCTTTGACAACGGAGACAGGAGTTTTCTTTTCTTATGTTATCAATAGAAATCATATTATCTAGTATTACATTAGTAAGCATATGGGCTATCACCAACCATCATCACAGTTGGGGTGTGCCTCTTGCATTTGTTACCCAAATATTTTGGGTGTGGATGTGGATTCACACAGGACAGATCGGAATAATTTTAATTGACGCAGGGATGCTGTGGATTTACGGATCTCATTTGTATAAACGATGGGCAAGTATGTCTGTTTATAGGAGGTGGAAGCGTAATGAAAGAAAGATGTAATCTATGTCATAAAGAATGTGTGCCTATTGACGTGCATGGACATACACAATGTTCTGTATGCAAAGGTAATTACTCACCATGTTGTCAGGGAGAAGTAGTCAATGAGCCGAGCAAGCAGACAGAAGGGGCAACGGGGGGAGAGGGAGATATGCAAGCTACTAGCTGAGAAGCTGGGGGGTGAGTATAAGCGTAATCTCATGCAGACCCAAGAAGGTGGCTATGATGTATTGGGTCTGGATGGGTACGCTATAGAAGTAAAGTTCCAAGAGAAGTTACAGATAGAGAAGTGGTGGGAGCAAACAGTTGAGCAGGCATCGGTAGAAAGATTGCCTGTTTTATTTTTCAGGCGTAGCAGAGAGCCTTGGCGTGTAGTAGTACCACATGATTATTGGTATACAAAAAACAATAGGGTGTTCCCTGTGGAGAAACGATCTACTATTTATTATTCAGTAATACCAGTAGATGATTTCATGGAGCAAGTCAATGAAGACACCAGATCTAAGACATAAACTTGAATGCCCTGACGAATGTATTGATTGGTTAGGCAGGGAGCTAACAAAGATTGGCGGTAAAAGAACTAAAGCATATAAATGTTGGCAGGAAATGTTAATGTATATTGCTTATTGTGGGAAAAGAATGGAGAAAGACAATGACAATATTCTACGACTTAAAGAGGTGGTTCAACAACAACATGAAGATAACAAAAATAGTAAGGGAAAGGATGGAGACAATGAAAAGCAATGAAGTTGTATCATGGGACTTTGCATACTTTACTCCAACAGAACTATCATGTAAGTGTGATAAGTGTACTCCTTATGGTGAGCTAGGTGTAAGCTTTAAGCTAGTAGAAAAGCTAGAGCAATTAAGGAAGTTATATAAGCTACCAATAAAAATTAACAGTGGCTTTAGATGTAAGGATCACCCCCTAACGATATCACGCCCTGAATCCAAGGGACTCAGTAGTCATGCCAAAGGTTTAGCTGCTGATATCTCTGCTAAGACTAGCAGAGAACGGCACACATTGATACAACTAATAATGAAACATGACTTGTTCTCCCGAATAGGTGTGTCTGGCAAGGATGGTTTTATACATGTTGATATAGATAAGGATAAATCAGATCAGCTTATATGGATTTACTAGATGACTTCTGTTACAATATCCCCGAAGAATGTCCCACCGTTTGCGGAAGATAAGCCTACTATCTTCTTAGCCATAGGAACAGCCGCAGTGTAGGCATTTTCAAACTCAGGTTGGAAGGCACACTCATCCGAAATCACCAGACTAGCCGTATGAGATCGGATGATGTGTCCCCCTTCTGGTATCCCCCAGACAATACTCCCATTAGCGAACCTCATCTTAGCGTAACTGCAATCCACAGGATTCATTTCTTTGACCCACGTGGGAAGGTGATGATACACAAATGACATACGAGAGTTCTCTGGTTTCTTGTCATATACCAGCGATGCTGCATCCTCTTCTTTCTTACTCTGAATAAATATGGATTGATGTGGAAAGAACAAGGCTAACCATAGAGCATACAGTACCATGATCCAAGACATACGGATCTGTCTGCTCTTGGGTATAAATATTCTACTTGATTCGTGGACAGCAGTTACTATTGCTTTCAAGTAATCTTTAGAGGGGAACGCTTTAACTGGTGTATCGCTGTCATGCTCATCCTTGGTCTTTACGATACCACTGAATATAAAGTTATTCGGGTCAGCTATCCAGCTTCTCAGGAGGAGTAGTTTGTGTAACTCCTCCAAGGAGTCCGATGATAGCCGACTCAAGCCCCTTTTGACTGAGTCCTTGCTCAGTCCCGATGACTCCAGCGACTGCGTGCTTAGTAGGTTTGTCATATCCCAACATATCTCTCAATGATTTTAATGCATCCATCTTGCTATAGAACTTCAGCTTGACAAGATTCTTGCCATTAGATCCCTTCCCTGAACGAGCTTCCTCAATCTCAGCAATAGGACGCATATCAATAGAATGTGATTTGTTTACTTCTATTCCACCATCCTGTGTAAACTTATAATAATTTGCAGGATCTAGGAATGCTATGCGTGCGTATTCCTGTGCCACCTTGTCAACATTAACATTGACAGCTTCCTCTACTTCCTTCCTTCTTTCTTCTAACCTAGCAAGAAATTTCTTATCTCTCATCAGGGCAGGCACACGCTTCTCCAATGATTTGACAGCATAACCTGCCAACATTGCAGACCTGTACTTGCTTTGGTTGGGATGTAACAAGAGCAGGTTAATAAACTTATCCTGTTTCTCGTAATGCTTCCCTATGTTTTCCTCAGCTATTACCTTTGCCATGTTCCTCCTTACGAGTATCCATCTCTAAGTTTAAATGCTTTGACTACGGAGATCTTTGACTTCTTACGCTTGTCATAATATTCAAGCAACCTCACGATGCAGTCACGAGCAGGTGGGTAATTAGATTTGATAGCCTCTGAGCATACCCCCCATATCTTGAGCTGTGAATCCTCGTTATGTTTCTTTGTTCTTGCGAACCATTCCCTCAGTATAACGGAATTATTATTCCTTCTCTTCTCATCCTCAAAGATAACCCTGATGCGTAAATCTTTTCTGATCCTATTCCTTAACTCTTCATCAGAACATACGAAGATTAATCTCTCCACTTTATTCTCATGTAAAAAATCTTTCACATCTTGTATGAAATCCTCAGACAACCTCCCAATAATCTCATCAAAGATATGATACTCTGGATCTTCTCTCCACTCATTCCTATCAGCATCATACGTCCTTGGTAGCTTGGCAGATACAACACAGTACGCCTGTGGGTTATCATCGTTCCCCAAGAACAGGCTTCCAGTAACCATGTCACATGGATGCCATGCGTTCTTGATCTTTAACGACAACCCACCTTGGGTGTA